AAAAAAGAGCCGCATATATTTCAAGCTGCTCCATGTGTGCTGGAATGACACCTGTTTTTAAATCGTGAATACGAAGCATCCGATTTCGAAACACGATTGCATCTGTTGTACCAAAACAATTCTCCGAATAGAACAGGGGCTGCTCTGGAATCATTTTAAAACCAATGGCATCATTCACATACATATTTAATGTTTTCTGTGATTTTGGAAGTTTTTGACCGAGAGTAATACATCTCGCTGCAAAATCGTGAAGTTCAGTTCCTTTTTGAGTTGCCAAAAATTTTGAATATGACTCAGCAACTTTGGATTCATCATAATTGATCCAATGATATTTGCTCGCACCAAGAAAGGCGTGTTGCCCTTCAAGAGCGGAATGCTTGTTGAAGATCATGTAACACTTCCTCCTTATTCTCCGGACAAATAAATCTTGAAAATGACATCTCATTCATTCGTCCAACATAATATTCTTGATTTGGTTGTTTCTTGGCGCGTACACTTTTTTTACACTCTAAGGTGGCCCATTTATCGTTATAAAGAATTAACAAATCAGGAATACCCTGAATATGACTGGCATCGAGTTTTGTAACGATGCAGCCTTTGAACATTCTTTTTAACTCTTGAATCAATTTGTTTTGAAATTCACTTTCAAGCATAGATGAGCCTCCTTTCTCCAAAATAAAAGAGAGAATGGCTGTTTTAACCTTCTCTCTTCATAACAGTCTATGTTTTTTTCGCGCGCAAAAAAATACCAAATGAAAATAAAAAAAGACAGGGACTCATCAAAGAATCTCTGTCTCACTTAACCAATATTCTAACTATTATTTCTGAGATACCGTATCAATATCCAGATTAACCATAATCCACCGGTACATAACGTGAGTATTACATCCAATATCAATCCGGCTGTACTCCGCTTCTTTTTTCTGCTTTTACTCATTTGGCATATCCTCCCCTATTATTTTTTCTTTGTTATTTCTTTTAAATATTTTTGTCACGCCCTGTTTTGTCCTTTTCGCAGCAACTGAAAGATTTTCTCTAGTACGTTCCTTGGATTCTTTTTTGTTGCGTTGCAGTTCATCAAATATTTTTTGACTTTCAATAATAACTTCATCTGGTATGTATCTTAAACATACTGTCGAGCCGATTTTAACGACGGTTCCTTGTTTAGGGTTCGAACCTATAACCTGAGAATCAAAACAGTCCTTATATCGTGGATTTGCTTCCTTTATGGTTAGTTTGCTTGTAGAACTTTTTAGTCCACAATCCTCTAACATCCTCACTGCTTGTTCCAGATCTATTGGAAATCCTTTATGATATAATTCTGGTATCTTAATCTTTTCTTCTGTTTTTTCAGAAGATTTATTCTTTGCATTATTGATAGCATTTGCCACCAAAGGTGTTGCCGCGGTTGCCAAACCAGCAAGTGCACTTATGACACCGATAACATCTGTTGAACCTTTATTATTTTTATTCGTATTATTCGTTCCCAATGTATATCCCTCTCAATCAAGTAATATATGGGCAATAAAAAAGTGCGCCTCCAACAGAAGACGCACCGAAAAAATGCATCTCCCATTGTTGCCACACAATCTCGCTCCGTTTAAGGGTATGAGTAAAGAGAGAATACACTTTTTACCAAAATGAATTCCCTTAAACGAATTTGCGATATTTGATTGTGTGGCACTTATACTATACCATAAACCGTTGATAAAGAAAAGATTTTTTATTAGCTCTTGACATTTTCTTCAACCTGTGATATGAGCCTGTTTTCTGAGATCGTCATAAACCATTCTCATCCCATCTTCAAAGTACACTAATATACTCATATACCCAAACGGACGAAAATATACGGATGACCGCGACAACCTCGGATAAATTGACTTGAAATTTTCATATAAGCTCTCCCAACTAATCTTGTTCATGATTTCCTCCATTTTTTACTCATGGCCAAAAACCCACTTTTTTTTCGCTATTACTATATATATTTAAACTTTCTATCATAATAGTTTAAGAAAAAAAGTGGGAAAGTGGGCTTTGAGCCCGCAAACCCGCATAAATACTGGGTTTTTACTGACCAAATCGGGGTTTTAAAAGTGGGCACAAAGTGGGCAAATGACCACAAATTTGACCAAAATCGTCCGAATCCTTCCCCAAAATTCCCCTCATTTTCCAAAAAGCCCAAATAAAAGTGACCAAAGCCCGTTTTTCAAAACTCAAAAGTGGGCGTAATTTTCACCCACCTTCAAGTTTTGTATAGACATTTTTAATAGTTTCTCCTCTGGTAAGGCAAATGTTTCCGGGCAATCGGATGATAAGAATATTGTTTAATGAAAGATTCTCTTCGGAATTTTTTCAAAGACATCCCATATCGAGCCGGAGAGCTTAGACTCTTTTTCTTCTCTTTCTCGGCGTCCGAGAATCCAAACGCTTCATTCAGAGTGTCCGCTATCTCTTTTATCTTGGCTGCAAGGTCTTCAAATGCTTTCGTAATCGTATCAATTGCTTTCTGAAAATCATTCATAACGTCGTACCTCCACGGAAATTGGATTCGGATTTTCTCAAAAAGAACTTGCATTTCGGATCATCTTTTCTGATAAAAGAAACATCATCCAAATACCCATTATGAAAATCTTCAAATCCTTTTAAATATTGAAGATATTTGTCCTTATAAACACAAACTTCTCTATGCTCACATCTAGTACAACTTGTTTCTCTAACTCCATCACACATAAATAATCACCTCCAAATTCGTCCCGTTCGTTTGTCCTTGATAACGATCCGTTCCTCAATATGAAAATCTGACAACTCACAAAGAGCAAAGATAATGTCCAATAATTTGTGGAACCGTTCCTCTTCCTGCTCCATGTTCTTCAGCGCTTCATAGGCAGTCGGGTCTGAATATCCCTCTGCGTTTCTTCGACAATCATTTTTAATACCCATCTCGTCCTCCCCATCGGAAAGAGTCATCCATATAAGTTGTAGACGCACTAATTGCTTTTAATGCTATTACTCCCGCCAGACACACAATTCCGATAATTCCAATTATATATTTCATGCTGTTTCGCCCTCTCCTTCTACTAATTTAACACCACCGTATTCCCATAAATCTTCTTTTAACTTATCCATATCCAACTCTCCATTTTGCCAGCGTTCGTAATATTCCAGAACCAATTCAGTAAATCTCGGAATACGCTTGGCGTAGGTCTTTGTCCAATAATGATCCATTAACACTTCCAAAGGGAGAGTCAGGAGTAAAACCATAGCAGTATTTACGGCATCATCCGTGGCTTCCTGCTTAATACGCTCAAGCTCTTTCCCTACTTGTTCTCGTACCGCTATATTGAGCTGTTCTTTTGTGAGATTGTATGTGGCGATTTTCGCTTTTTGTTCTAATTTCTGAGTACGTCTCCTCTCTGCTCGTCCCATCATCTTCTTCCCCCTCATAAATCCAATTTTCTTTTGCAAAAAACAGCGGTATCCCCATCATCAGGGAAAATAAAAAGAACGTTGCATCCCCATCACACCATGGGATTGCCAACGCTCCGCCACACATTAAAATGACTGCATATATTTTATTTTTAATTAACTCCTTTTTCCACATTGTCCTTCTCCTTTGTTGATTTGATTATATTTTCTTCAACGGCTTCCATTTTTGTCATAATTCCCGCCTCTCGGAATTTTCCGTATGCTTTCGCTGTTGCACAGTGTTCGATGCATTTCAGCACTCGGTCAATCAGCGAATAAACACATAAGTAAACAGTGATGAACATGATAAGTAGCTGAATAAAAGTAAATATCATTTTGTCGAACCTTCCTTTCCATCAATATACATAAAATCGCTTTTCAAATCCTTTACAAGAGAAAACTTTTCCCCCTTTTTCCCGAACATGTTTAATATGAGTGAAGGTACTGCCTCTGTCTGTTAAACAGAAAATCGTATTTTCTTTATAAAAATTCCAATAGTAAAGTCTATCCGAAGTCGAATAAGATAAAGCGTGGAATTTCTCGAAGTCGACCATTTTCATCAATTCTTGTAATTCGTATAAAGCTTCATTAAATGTCTTACACTGGACATAAATTGTTCCGCTTTCACTTTTTAGAAATTTTTCAAAACCAATTTTATACTCAGCGAATGGAACTTTAGACATCATAATCTCCTCTCTATACTTTCTTCACATGAATATTTACAGTATCAAGAATGCATTCGTCGTTTTCGATACATTCTACTTCCATATTGAGACACTCGTCGGAAAGTATTTTTTTTATTGAAATCTTTTCGTATCAGGCAAACTTCTTCGTTCGCAACAACTAAACGAATATCGTTGTACCATATGCGAGGTAATAAATCTTTGACCTTTATCGACACACTCAATCCTCCTCCAAAATTCTATAACAAGATAATTCAAATCGCGGCATAATATTTTCCGGATACATTATTCTGCTAAACTGAGCACCATTCCCGTATTGTTTTTTGAGGCGTAACACATCTGGATGGTTATGTTTATAGGTGGCATTTAATTCCTCTAACGTGTTGTAAAACACCGATTCATAGTGTCTAATCATCTTGCTTTTTACCAACAATAATTTCTGAATACGGTAAGCTTTCAATCCACTCGCAGAATTCTACCCACTCATCGAGTTTATGGTTCTTTCGCATCGGATAAATACCAGCCAGCACTTCATAATTCAGCATAATCGTCCGTTTCTGATTGTAACTGCTTGGAAGAAGCTGGATCATTTGCCACCAGTATTTCTTGTCTTTGGTTTTGAGATACTTCTCTCTACAAAGATTTAAGGAAGGAATTATCCAGCAATATAAAATATCTTTTGGGCTGTAGTATTTATAACATTCATAATCAGAAAGCGAAATATCTTCAAATGTATTTCGTAAATTCTTGTTACCAATCAAATTTTCACAACTGAAATCATCCGGCATAAACTCTTTCTCCGCAATTTTGTGCATCGTGGAACAGGAATTAGCAACGGTTCCCACTTTATAGGTATCGAACTCCTTCCACCAATACAAAGGAGCAGTAATATCCGCATAGACAGCAATCATTCTCCGATACTTTGCATGAGTCGGACCCCCCGCCGCAAGTCGCATCATCAAATCATGGTCTGCTTTACCAAGCTGCCAGGAATAATTGTATGTATGTTCGCAATCATAAGCGGCACAATTTCTACACCCAATACCATCATCTCCGCCTTTACAGATACCGCTATCCGATTTCTCCCAACTATTCATCGGATTTCTCATTCCCCGGATGACATGTTCCCATCCCATAATTTCTACATTTTCGATTTTAATCATTAGATTTCTTCTCCCTTCGCAATTTCTTTAAGCGTTTCGTTATCTTCATCGCAAAAACAAATATCGGTTGGATCAACTCGTCTAACTCCATCTGAAAACTCTACAATGCCAAACATCTTACTAAATACTCCTGCTGGAGCCCCACCTATAAGAGGACTAGCTTCTAAAGGTTTTGAGTAATGTTCCCATGCATGGAAATATCCAAACTTTTCACCAACTTTACAAAGCCTGTTCTTCCACTCTATTTGCATATTAAGTCCTGCCACTACATTTTCCTCCCTATAATTCTTCAAAAGAGTCGCATTTAGTAAGCCCTAAATTTGTGATATCTTTTCCGTAAAATTCTGAGTCCCCACAGCAACAGTAATAATGTTTAATAAAAGGGTTCTCCGAATCGACTTCTATTAAATCGTTTGGAAGTGGAAAACTATATTTATCCCCACAATACTGGCAATCACAACAAAGTATATTTTTCATAAATTTCTCCTTTCTCGCTCCAACTTCACATCAATGGCTTTCTGCAAATCTTCCGGCTTAATATCAAAAATGGACTCCAGGAAGTTTAGACAAATATACGCATCTGCCATCTCTTCCAAGAGTCCTATTCTGTCCCCATACCCTCGAACTTGCTTACTAATCTGTTGCTGAAGCTCTGCGAATTCCTCCATTGCTACCGTACATTTCGTCTTCCAGGAATACTTTTGAAGACTCTTTCGGATGATTCGTCTCCTTTCTTTTTCAGAAAGTTGAATATCACCTTTTAGTCCTTGAATAAATCTACTTCGATTCATTTTCTTTATCATCCTCCACAACATCACATCTCTGACAATCATTATTTGATGCTCCAAAACATCCGCAACAATGTTTTCTCATGTTGTATTCTACCTCGGTTATTTCAACAAATTCGTTGTTTTCTTCTTTGAAGAATCGGTTAATTTCTACCTTGTATCCTTCCGGTACAATCGCATACAGAATTCCGACTGTATCATAATCTCCGTTTTTAGAATCGACGAGGAAAT